TAAATTAGCATGGCAACAAAACCGTAGACGTATTGCATACATCTCTATGTTTACAATGGTTGCTACAGTTATTGCATCATTTGTATTTCCAGATAGAGCAAAAGAAATACCAGCAATGGATGTCTTATTTATTTCTCTCGCTGCTATCATTGGTGCGTTCTTTGGTGCAGATGCAATGGTGTCTAAGAAAAAATGATTGGTGCATTAATAGGTCCAATAGCAAACTTAGCTGGTACTGTTCTACAAGGTAGATTAGAAAGAACCAAAGCTAATACAGAAATGAAAGTTGCAGAAGCTAAAGCAAGAGCTACTGTCATGGAGAAACAAGCTACTGGTGAAATAGATTGGGATCTTGAAGCTATTAGAGGTGCAAGGAATAGCTGGAAAGATGAGTGGTTAGTAATTTTATTTTCAATACCTCTTATACTAGCCTTTGTTCCTAACATGGAGTTAGTAGTATTAAATGGTTTTGAAGTATTAAATCAAATGCCTGAATGGTATCAATACTCTTTAGGTGTAATCGTAGCAAGTTCTTTTGGTGTACGTGCAGCAACTAAATTTTTTAGGAGAAAATAAATGCCAGGTCCAGCAATACCAATAATTATAACAATAGGTGGAGTTCTTATAAAGGCAGGAGTAAAGACCGCTCCTAAAATTATAAGACGTTTTAAAAATGCTAAAGAAATAAAAAACCCTAGTAAAAATCAAATAGAAAAAGCTAAATCTTTATCGTCTTCAAAACCTAAAGCAGACCAAAAAATTTTAGATAAGGCAGATAGTGCTAAACCAAGTATGTTTCAAAGTATTACAGGAACAGGCAGAACAACTTCACAAAAACAAATGCGACCTGCTATTAAAGGTCAAGGAGAGGCTAAAAGAACAAGAGATAAAATTAAAGCCGTTGGAGGTAGTCTTACTCTTGCTGGAGCATCAGTTGGAGCAGCAACTAATCCAAAGGTTCAAAAAATATTTAAACCCAAAACAACAACAGTTAAAAAAGGTGATACTCTTTCTCAAATAGCTAAAGATAAAAATACTACTCTTACAGCTATAAAAAAAGCTAATCCTAATATAACAAATGTAAATAAAATTAAACCTGGTCAAGTAATCAAACTAAAATAAGTAGGAGAAAATAAATGGGAGTTAAAGGTACAACTGAAGATAAAATGAAATTTGCTATGGGTGTAGAAAAATTACCAATAAGCAATGAAAAAAAAGATAAAATACTTGAACTTGTTCTTGGAATTAAAGCAGCATCAAAAATGAAAGGTGGAAAAGTAAAAGCTCCAGCTAAGAAAATGATGTATGGTAGTAAAGTTAAGAAAAGAAAATAAGGATTAACAATGACTGACACTTCTGCAAAACTAGAAAAATTTTTTAATAAATTAGAAGATATGAAAATATCTAAAAGTCTTAAAAATGAAGCAGGTAGAATAGCAAGACAAGAAGGTGTTGATGCTGCTATAGAATTAATAGATATATCTTTAGAAGGTGAGTTTGTGACAGAAACAGGAGGTCTTGAAGAGGCTGTTAAACCTAAGAAAAAACCACCAGTACCAGAACCAAAAATGTTAGGTGGTAGAATTTATGCTTCAAGAAAACCTAAAAGTTTATAACAATGCAACTAAAGTCTTTAACACCTAAAACAATACTTATAAAACCTAGACCTGCTAAATTAGTAAAAGTACAAGCAGGACAAGATTGGTCAGTATTAAACGACAAGATACGTAAAGGCAAACCTTTAACAGCGAAATCAAAATGAACTACGAAATATTATTAAAACAGCTAGAAGACTTTGAAGGGTTAGAACTTAAACCTTACAAATGTACTTCTGATAAAACCACAATAGGACTTGGACGTAATTTAGATGATTATGGAATTACTAAAGAAGAAGCCTACTATCTAGCACAAAATAATATTGATGAAATAGAAGATGAATTAGATAATGCTATCTCATGGTGGCGAGATCTAAATGATGCAAGACAAAGAGCTTTAATTAACTTAGCGTACAATGTTGGTACGCCAACTTTATTAAAGTTTAAAAAAACTTTAGAGTATTTAAAAAATGGTTTCTATGCTAAAGCAGCAGAAGAGGTACTTGATAGTCGTTGGGCTTCGCAAGTCGGACGAAGAGCAGTATTTATTTCTGATGTTTTTAAAATAGGTGTAGATACATAAAAGAGGAGCCACCTAGATTTAATCTGGCACTCCTATTCAACTACCAAATATGCTACCCAAAGTTATCACTTTGGCACTAAGGAGGTATAAAATGACTGACAATAATCAGAAACAAGAAGAACAAGAAGAACGTAAACCTTATCAAAATTCTTATCGCAATACTATTGCACAAGATGATCCAATAGATGAGGTTGAGTCTGAAGAGACAGAAGAAGCGAACACCGAGGCGAAGGCTACTTCGTTTGTAGAGTCTAAGAAAGATTCAAAACCCAAACACAACTATAAAAAACGCTATGATGATTTAAAAAAACATTATGACGAAAAATTAGATGAGTTTAAAAAATATAAAGAAGAACAGGAAGCAATGGTTTTAACTAAAAATCAAATTGCTTCTAACATAGGTACTACCACAGAGGAACTAGAGAGTTTTAAAGATGAATATCCTGACGTATATAAAGCAATGCAAACAATCTCTTCTCAACACACTCAAGAGCAAACTCAAAAACTTGAGAGTGAGATTAATGCTCTTAAAGAAAAAGAGCAAAGATTGGTTGAAGAACAAGCTAGGACGGAACTCTTAACGGCTCACTCTGATTTTTTTGAATTAAAAGATACAGATGAGTTTCTTGAATGGTTAGAAGACCAACCCAGTTCTATAGCTGATGGTGTTCTAAAAAATAGTACAGATTCTAAATGGGCGATACGTGTTCTTGATCTATATAAATCTGATAAAGGCTTAGTCAAGAAGCAATCAAGACGTTCTAAGAAATCTGCTGAAGCTGCTGAATTTATCGCAACAAAAGATAAAGTAGTAGCTGAAGGGAAGAATGAACGTATTTGGACTGTTTCGGAAATTTCTCGATTAAAGCCACATGAATTTGATAAATATGAAAAAGAAATTGATAGGGCAAGTCGGGAAGGTCGTATAACTAATCAATAACTAAAGGAGAGTAAAAATGGCTTTTACTACTGCTGCTGGTTACGACAATCTTTCTAATGGAAATTTCGTACCACAGATTTATAGCCAAAAGGTACTCAAATATTTCCGAAGAGCTTCGGTTGCAGAGGCAATCACTAATACCGATTACTCAGGCGAAATTGAGAATTTTGGCGACACCGTGAAGATAATTAAAGAACCGACAATTACGGTTTCTGCTTATCAACGTGGTGCTTCTATTAACTCACAAGATCTTACAGATGCAGAGGTTTCTCTGGCTGTAGATCAAGGTAACTACTTTGCTTTTAAAGTAGATGACATTGAAGAAAGACAGTCTCACGTTAACTTTGAGGCTCTCGCTACTTCTTCTGGTGCATATGCTTTGAAAAGACAGTATGACTTCAATGTATTAAGTAACATTAACTCAAACGCAACTACAGATACATCTAACTTAGGTGCTGCTAGTTCTGCTATATCATGCAATACTGGTAATGAGTGTGCAAACTATCTTAGTACGGCTGCTCGTATACTTGACGAGAATGATGTTCCTGAAGAAAATCGTTGGGCTGTGGCTCCTCCACAATTCTACGAAATCCTCAGACAAGCTGATGCTAAATTGATGGATGCTAGTGTTACTGGTGAAGGAACAAGCCCACTTATGAATGGTAATGTTACTTCAAGAAAAGTACACGGATTCACATTGTATCAATCTAATGCTATCGTAGTTGGTGCGGCTGGTTCTAGTTCAGCAGCAACATTTGGTCCATCATCAACAAGTGGTGAAACTAATGTTCTGTTTGGACATATGAGTGCAGTAGCAACTGCTTCAGCGATTGCTAAAACAGAAGTGGTTCGTGATCCTAACAGCTTTGCTGACATTGTACGTGGTCTACACGTATTTGGACGTAAAGTTCTTCGTGGCTCTGGAACAGGATTTACAGGCGTATTGTCTGGTGTTCCTGATCTTAATACTTAGGGGGGGTATATATTATGGCTACATATAATGCAACCCATAGTGGGGGTGGTACAGTTGGACATCCAGCTAGTGCCAATAAAGTTTATGTTTTAACATCACCAGTATATGATGCTGTTGACAACACAGACTTAGAACAAGGCGACATAGTTCAATTATTTGACATACCTGCTGACACAATGATTATTGGTGGATGTGTTGAAAACCTTGAAGCTTCTGGTAATGAACAGATCACTTTTGATGTGGGTATTACTGGTGGTGATGTTGATATGTTCATTGATGGAGCAGATTCAGATCAAGCTGCTGGATATGCAACTCCATTTTTACAAGCAGCCGCAGGTGCTCAAGACAGTAACCCTGTTCTTGTAACTGCTGCTGATACTGTTGATCTACTTGTAATTGATGGTGGTTCATCAAAAACTACTGCTTGGAGATTTAGAGCACATATCGCAATGGCTGATATTTCTAAAAACCCAGTAGAGTCTGCTACAGTATCAACTGGTACTTAGTATTATAAAGGTTTTGAGGAGTTCCTTAAAAACTCCTCCTCTTTTTGCTAAGTTCAACTAACGGAGATACATATGTTTTTTATTAAACTTCTTGATGAAGAAGATGTAAAGTATTGTAAAGAAGGT